GTCCCCGTTGAGGATTATCTTGCCACCACTGGCCTGACTTGCATCGTCGGAGTCTATCGTCAGTGAGGTTAGACAGACTGATGAGAGCGGACCTGCGTACACCGCCGACGACGACGATCTGTGCAATCTTACAGCAGAGATCATGACATTCGATGGAACTAAGTTTACGTCCAGCAGCCTCCCGAAAGACGCTGACTGTGAAGTTGAACAGATCGACAAGAGGCTCTGGACCAGATGCTCTACCTCCGAAGGTTTTAAGGGTTGCCCCTGCAGATCGTACTCCAGACACGTCCCATTTTGGAAGTTGGCCTGAATACAACAAGCTAACAAGTTCCCGGTAAGCTTTAGCCCATCCAATTTTACTATCGGCGACATGTATAACGGTATCGGTATCATGGAATTCCTCTGCTACTTCTGGTAATTTTGTTACGTACTGACGCTCCACACTAAAGCCCACTCCAGTGCCGCACATAAGGACGTACATCATCTCGTCAAATGCTTTAGGGTGGTCAATAGGCATGTAGGAGCAGTTAAATCCAGCTACATTGTCACGGTCCAGTGCTTCTCCAGCAGTCATCAACGCTCTCATGCTAGGCATAACACCCATGTCATGAATGTCTGCAAAGATACCGTTAGCCTGCTCTAGTGTTAGCTTACCCTTCTCAATCCAGAAGCTTAAGTAACGGTCAATTGTTTCTTCCCAAGTCTCACGACGTTGCTCCTCTGGTAGGTAACGTGCGTAGCGGGACTTGTGAATGTATTGTTGATATGCGTCCAATTATCTTACTCCTTTGTTCATCTGTATATCTAGTCCAGTTAGTTATCTCTTCCTTGGTACGTTTACAACCTGTACAGATATCGTTAACTAACTTGCACTGCTTAACGCAGGGACTATCCATTTACTTCTTTGATTAAGCGTTCGATGTACCAGCGACACTTCCGTAAGTCCTCCACTGGTTTACCTTTGTAGTCATAGCGCCAGAGGTACTTCAGTGCATTTCCCTTGAGATAACCGTTGAACTCGTTTTTAGGCATGGACGCTTTGATTGCTTCGATGGCTTCAATTGCTCCTTTATTGTAGTGGTCAGGTTGCTCCACAGGGTCTACCTTCTTTGGTTTCCTGATGGACAAGTTGTTTAGTGCAGTAACTGTGTCCCACTCTTCAGGAGTCGCTTCATCAATACTCATTCTCTTCTTCCTCTAGCTCTTGTTCAAACACATCTAGTCTGTTGATTAGCTTGTCCTCAAACCTGTCCAGCATTTCTTCTGAGGTTATCTGTAGGGCCTCCAGCAGGTCGTCTGGGTCAAAGGTTTTCAAGAGGCGTTCCTTAACTTCCTCTAGTGTTAGTGACATAGTTAATCAACTCCTGTAATGTCTCTATATTATACCATAGTATTCCTTCTTTGTCACACCATTGTGCCATTGTCATTTTGGCACCTTTTCGTATCTTTTTGTTGGGCGACATCAGAACAAACACTAGCTCTTGTCCTTCGGGGAGACTGTCTCTAACACTGGTGTACTTCTTCGTGTCTCCGTCCCGAAAATATCCTTTGCATTCAACAAGAGTACCGGAAGCATTATGTACGAAATCAGGACGGTAAGACCTACTAATAACGTAAGGGACCGTGAATGGTTCATAATCAAAATCCTTCAGTATCTTGCTGACATCTTCTTCGAACGTGCTTCTAAATGCTGATTTCTTGGACCTTCGGCTCATTGACCACCTCCGTTAAAAACCTTGGACCTGTTGAATAAGAGAAGGCACGTAGACCGGGCCAACAAGCTTTCTTGTACGCACAGTACGAGCAACCGATGTCCAACTTCATATTACCGCTCTTGCCGTCTGGCTTTGGCTCGTAGCACTGCTTTGGCGGCTCCTGTTCCTCTACCATTAACTGTACATGCTCAATGCGGTCTGTGATGTCAAACCCTATCTTCTCGTACACAGGGGCTTGAGTGTCCTCCTGATCGTACATGAGGTACGTTAGGTGTCCATTTTGTTTGTCCATCGCAAGCCAGCCAAAAGTTGTCTGACCCTCTGCCTCTGCATATCCTTTAATTTGAGCGACGTATCCAAATGGATCATCGTAAGCCAGAGTACCGTCTTTGAATTTCTTAAACCCGTACGACGAAACACTCTTAACGTCTGTGACAACACCGTCAATTTTGCAGTCCATAGAACCCGTAATGCCCTTGATTTCACACTGCTTCTGTTCGGCGGTAACCTCATGTCCTGATGCCCTCGTTAGGAATAGTAATAGTTCTTCAATCAGATGGCCGTAAAGGAACTTAACAAGAGTATGTCCTTGCATCTCCTCTGACTTCTGAACATTGTTGTAATGGTTCCATAAGAAGCGGTCTCCCTTGCCTATGTTGGACATACGTAACTTACGACCGTCCCAAGCACGTCTCTGTCCAAACTCCTTACGCATAAGGTCCTTTACGTTTTCACCGAATTGGTCTATGCACTCTTCGATGTCAACGTCTTTGTCTACTCTCTTGGTCTTAACAAGTTTGTAGATGTCGTCTACTAATGTGTATACATTCTTCATTGGTAACTTCCTACTATGCCTGAGACAACCTCTTGGGCTTGCTCTGGTGTGCATTTAAACCACTCACTACGTCTTTCGTACAACTTTTGTAGTTCGCTATGGGCTTCTGACTCTGCAGCACGTCTATCGTTAACGTCCCAACTATAGTTTAACATATAATCTCTAAAAGGGGAAGACGTTTGGTACCCATTCAGTCTATCTTCTGCCTCCACAGCCATTCCAACCTTAACCCAACTACAAAAGTTAGGGTTTGTAATAACATAAACCTGACCTTCTGTACTGCTTTCGTACTTCTCAAGACTGCTAAAGGCAGCGTCCTCAAAGGTCTTGTACTTCCCCGGTTTATGTAAAGGATGAGACTTCGGAACAAACTTACCATTTACAAACATTCTTGTTTTATTCCTATTTTGGTGAGTCCTGTTGTACTCACTTTTGCAGGATTTACAGTAATCTTGTCTTCCGTCTTTACGTGAAGAGCTTTTGCTAAATTTAGTTACCTCTTTTTCTTCACCACATTTTGAACACTGTTTAGTTAAGATCATCAGTGCGTCTCCGCCCATGTTGTGCCGACTTTGTATTCTCCGTCAAGGGGGCATCTAAGGTTATACTCCACGCCTGCCGCCTTGAGGCACTCCACTGCGAGCCAGCCATACTTCTCTGCTTGGTCTGCAGCCACCTCCGATTGTACTTCGTCATGAATGTTACCTATGAATTTGTAGTTAAGCTTCCACTGCTGTGCGTAGTCGTCCAAGATCACCAGTGCTTTTTTCATTACGATTGCACCTGCTGCTTGGAGCAGAGTATTCAATGCAGCATGTTCAGATCTAACTCGTAATCTTCGACCATCAAGTCCCCTGAGATAGCCTCGCTGAGATGCTCTAGTAACCCGTTCTCGTAGACTTTCAAGAGCAGGTGTATTTCGTAGAAATCGTTGCTTAAGATCTGCGCCGTCTCTTGCGCTTCCTCCAACGATACTTCCAATTTTTGCATCTCCTGCCCCGTAGAGGAAAGCGTAGATGAAAGTCTTTGCTTGAGGTCTTGTTTCAAGGCCAGCAGCCATTTGGTTTCTTGTATGAATGTCTTCTGTGAGAAGGACATTGGTAAACTCCTTGTCGTCCATGTAGTGCGCCAACATTCGTAGCTCAAGGCCACTAGCGTCGAAACCTACTAGCTTCTTCCCTTCAGGTACAGTCCAGCAGGAGCGACACTCGTGTCCGTAAGGACTGTGGCTTGCTGGGACTTGGGCCATATTGGGACTCTGGTGGGTCATGCGTCCAGTGACTGCTCCGTTACTGATGACACGACCATGTACTCTGCCGTCCTCCTGAACAGCTTCTAACCATGAATGTACTTGCGCATATCGCTTTTGAAGAGTAAGGTACTCCAAAACTTTTCCTGCCTCAGGGACGTGGTTGTTCTCCTTAAGCGTCTTTTCATCGACAACAGGCTTTCCGCTTGGCGTCTTCTCGTTCCACTTCGCACCCTTAGTTGCAAGTCGTTCTGCAACTTGTTGTCTGGACCCAACATTGAAAACTGTAACTTTGTCCTTAAGTCGTTTCCCTGTCTTCTCAGAAATCCTTTCTTCGACAATGGGCGGGAACATCTCTTGTAGTTCGGCTTCAATTGCATTCATGCCTTCCTTGAATGTTGCACATAACTCATTAGCCAATTGCTGATCTAAGACCCAACCATTGCGCTCTTGTTGTTGGACTGCAAACTGAACCTTATGTTCCAATCCGATACACTTAGGGTCAAAATCTTGCATGTCCTTGACAAGCTGCTGATGTACTGCTTCTGTAACTGCTACGTCCTGTATGCAGTAGTCAATCATAGCAGGAGACAAACACGACCAGTCGTCATGGTCACCCTTTGGGAAGCCCAAGGTTTCACCCCAAGCTCTCAACGAGTGTCCACCTTGTCTGCTTGGGTCAAACAAACGTGACAACACCAGTGTGTCCACTATGCGCTCAGGAGCCACAGAAAGCCCCCAGAGACGCTTCAGCACTGGGAGGTCATAACCTATCAGGTTGTGCCCACAAACGCTCACAGAGCCAGCCAGAGCCTCACAGAGGGTACTACAGTTGGTATGTACCTGTGAAACACCTTTCTCCCGTGTTACAACGCACCAAATGGTGTCAGGAGTTAAACCGTTGGCCTCAAGATCAAGGTAGATCAAAAGTCTGCTCCTACTTCAGGGTTAGCTACTTCTGTCATTCTTCCGGTACTTCTGTCGTACTGTAAGTAACACGCAGGTCCAGTTTCACCGGTGTAACGATTCTTCAGGACTCGAACAGTAGTCGTGTTCCTGATGTCTTCGTTAGCGTTCTGCTGGTCACGCTCCATACCAATCACAATGTCGGACAGTTGTGCAATCGCTTGTGACCCACGTAGTTCACCCAAAGATATCTGAGCACCGTCCTCGTGTGCCTTACCTTGGGATCGACGAAGGTGTGACACGAGGAACAGACCAATGCCTGTCTCCGCCACAAGCGTACGTAACTTGGTCATGATCTCGTCAATGGCCTTACGCTCGTCTCCGGACTCTTGGGAAGACACGACGATGGACAAGTGGTCCAGTACGACGTACCTGCAGTCAAGCGCTTTTGCCATGTAGCGAACACGGGCGAGCAAGTTGTCTGCTGAAGTAGACCCCCAATGGTCGAATAAGTAGTAACGTCCTGTGCCCAATGTGGCCTCCCAAAAAGGTCGAAGTTGGTCCACAGGCGTGTCCTCTTCCAAGTGTAGGGGCCTGTTTGCCGCCACCGACATGATACCAAGGCTTGTTCGGGCCAGATCTTCCTCAAGCGCCAAGACTCCAATATTGCCTTCGCATCGGCGTAGTAGATCGTACTCAATTTCTCTGATAAATTGGGACTTTCCCATACCACTGCCGCTTGTGATCGTGACCAACTCATAAGGTCTATGTCCCCTTGTGATGTGGTTTAGACCTTCCCAAGGGTACGGGATGGACTTCACCTGTCTTTTCTCTACCAGAGTGTCCCATGTTTCAGTGCCTGCTACAATGCCGTCAGGTCGGTAAACTTTCGCATTCCACCATGCTTGCGTAAAGTCCTTAACCCTATTAGCCATGAGCATGTCACTGGCGTCCTTCACAGGAAGTTTACAGATTCTTAGCTTGTTAGGACTAAAGAGGTCCTTAACTTGCTCCAAAGCCGCATCTCCTGCTTTGTCATTGTCGAAACAAATAACTATGTTTTCGTATGACTCAAGCCACTCTAGCTGTTCTTTAATTTCCTTGGCGGCATTACTAGCACCTGACCGTAGGGAAACCACGTCGTACTGTTTGTTAAACATCTCGTACACACTAAGTGCGTCGAGTTCTCCTTCGGTGATTGTGATGTACTTATTACCGCTACACTGCTGCTGTCCAAAGAAACCAGCACCGGACATGTCTCCGGTTGCGTGGAATCCTTTGGTTTTTACGTCACGCACCTTAGCTGCACACACTTCCCCTGACTCGCCGTTGTAGTAAGGATAGTAGTGCTTTTGAATCTCCCCTGTGCTGGAGTACTCAACGGTAACACCAAAGCGGCTACAGGTTTCCTGCGATAGTCTACGCTGGGGTATTGCCGCTACTACACCACCCATGTTCAGGGGTTTAGCTTTTGGTAGTTCTTGAGTCGTCATTGGTGTTTCACCGTCTCCAAATACATGGTAGTCACAACCGGAAGCAAAACAGTGCTGGCCTCCGTTGTCGTAGATAGCGAGAGCGTCCGAAGAACCACACTCCGGACAACTCTCGTGACGTACAAACTTAGAAGTCTGCGGCATCGCCCACAGCCATCTCAGCTTCCTCAAGGACTTTCACTGCTTCGAGATAGGTTGACACACCGTGTACTGGATGTGCTGGCCCAAGCTTGTACTTGAGACGTACCTTAGAATTGTAAGGGATCTCACCACCATAAGGGTTACCGTCTTCGTCAAAGCTTTTTACGTCGTACTTAGATTTAAACTTACGTTGTTTAGCGCCTTGGTAGTCTTTGATCTTGACCCCCATTGCGGACAACGCCGAGGCGTCATCTTCAGTCATAGTAATGGTCAAAGAGTACTGACCAGTGTCCTGCCCATTGAATACGTCATGTTGGGTTAGGTTACTAAAGTTAACTACGCCTTCGATTGTTGCTGCTGTCATGGAATAATCTCCGTTATCGTTTCATGATTGCGTTATTGCATATCATACTAATAGTATACACTAAATGAATTTACCTGTCAAAAAAGAATCTATGATCTGCACACAAGTGTACATAATGAACATCATAAACCCTATACCCCCAGCAGGACAGATCACATTGGCTTTCCACGGGTTGTCCCGTATCCACTGCTCTAACTGCTGTTCCGTCATCATAGTATGTTTACGTACTCCTGATTAATGATTGTCTGCACATGAACGTACCCGTCGGGCCAGTACGTGTAGGACTCTGCGAGTGCCTTGGCTGTCCTACGTACTGACGCCTCAAAATTCTCGTACAGCCCTAGTTCGTCCTTACAGTACCAAAAGGGTATACGTAAGACTGGCTCCGCTGGCCCTCGTTCCTCATAGTACACAATTATTTCAGCGTCATTGCCTATGGGTCCCTCGTTGCCAAAGTGCTTCGTGTGGCCGTTCTCTGGTTGTTTCACTGTTCACCCTCCGGTAGGTCGTCACTTGCTAAAAATAGGATCTTGTCAAGTACCACCCTAGGCATGACCACGTTCCCACGGTCGTCCAAAGAAATCTCTAGGTCCTTACGTAGCACAAAGGGTATACCACCCCAAGGGTCGGCCTTCATGATGTCATTGGTCACTGTACGGGCTTGAGTGTAGCCTAAGCAGTAAATGGAGTAGTCACCCCCATCGACCACGTAGATACTCTTTTCGTCAATCAGCATAACTTAAGTTGCTCCTTAGGTTTAACTACTACTGTTTACTTCTTTAGTTTACTTCTTAGGTATATACCTTAGAAGAGGGTATCACAATCTTCGTCATTTGTAAATACCTCATTAGGGTAGTTTGTCACAAAAGTATCGTTATCTACTTCGACAGAACCAGAAGCATGAATACAATAGTTGCACATATCAATAAAGTCACCGTTTGCGTCCTTCTTTGTTAGTTCAGTATCGTCTAAAATTACATTACAAGCTTTACAACGCATCTCGCCAGTACTCCCCATGTATCTCAATCATTAGTTTCTCTAGGTGTCTAGTGTTGAGCCTAGAGTATTTGCGTAAGCAGTCCATACGAAACATTTCTGTTTCAAATTCTACTATGTGTTCTACCATGGCTTGGTCCATGGGGTCCTTTGTTGGACCTGAGTTGTCATCTAAAGCGCCACTGTCAGTAGCGTACTCGTCAATGGTCATTTCTTTTTCTCCTCTTTAAAAGTATATCCACCATAACAAACATAAGCTTGATACCCAAGACACAAACGACAGTCCAGCACAGTATATCAATGTACCCCACCATAAGCCCTTTGCATCCGTTGTATTAATTCGTCTATTACTTTCTGTTCCTCCTCCTTCCAAGCTTCGGAATCATCAAGACCGTCGTAATGATCGGCCTCAAGGTCATCATAATAGTTATCGTGTGCAATTTCCCAAGATTCCCTAGGCATCGTTATCCCCTTTAATTACAATCCAAACTGCTCCAAGTATACAGCAAAACCAAAGTAAAAACAATACGCTTGTCTCCATCAGTCAAACCTCGCTACCTTTTGATTACCTTTGTTATCGGTAAGCCCTACGATTGCATAAGGATAAACCCAAAGGGTAAACCCAAGCTTATCAATACGTGCCAAAGGCTCAAGAGGATCGTCTTCATCACTGGACGATATATAAGTACCTTTGTCGTCTACCGTACCCTCAAAGGGGTACACAAAGCCGCCATAGTGATATAGGTCGTCCATCTTGTCTGCCACCGACTGTATGGATTGCCCTTCAATGTACAGTGATCGTTCGAAGAAGTGCGGTAGCAGTCCTAAGGCCTCAATGGATGTCCTATCGTCTAGCATTTCAACTATCATCGTTTAACTCTCCTTTTGCGTGGTCCACGTCACAATCGCATAGTATAGCGGCACCGTCGTACGTCTTGTATATGCCCCATGATGGTTCGCTAGGGTAATCTGACACCCTAACCGCTGTCTTAGCAATCAAGGTGTCCTCGAAATACTTGCCGGTGATCTGGCACATGTAGAATGTTTTCATTTGTCACGTTCCTTTTTATCAATGTAAATAAACAAGGGCGTGAGTATACCACAAACCCCAAGTAATAACACTACGTCGAACCATGGTTGCCATTGTTCTATCATCACGCCACCCTCGCTATTATATCCCGTTGATTCTTTTCCATGCTCTTACCGTGCCCAATGTAACACACAAGTGCGACATCCTTTGACCAGCATGCCCGACAAGGCCCACATTTGCCCTCTCGTGAATAAGCTTCACAAACTAGGGCATCCCCTGGCACATTGTCCAACGTCGCTATGGTGGACGTTTGAGGGCCTTCTACGGTGTCCCCTGTAATGCTGTCGGACGATAGGCGCACTACTACGTTCGGCAATGCTGACATTTCTGCCAACACTGAACCAAACTTTGAAAACTTATGCATCCGTGTCGGTAGCCAATGATTGCACCATGGTGTGCGCTTCATCACTTCCAAGATCTTAAACGCAAGGCGTACGTCGTATACGTCACCACTGTCGAACCATCGGAAATAGCGGTCGTTATCCAATTCTGCCACCATGTCATCGACCCATTGGTCTCGCTTCCAGTCCTCACGATTGTGTTCTCTAGGGGCTTTGACGTTCTTGAATCGGTAGTTGCCCTGTGTGGCATAGCATCCCGAACAAGCGTCCACTAGTGACCCGTCACGTTTCTTTGAACCGGGACAAGTGTCGAGCGCTTGTAGTGACCATGAGCGACCCGGCATTTTTGAGGCCTTCGATAGTTTGACCACGATGAACTCCTTTTGTTTCTGGTACGCCGAAAGCCCCGCATAAGCGAGGCCCAAGGGTTGACCGTCGTTTAACGGTCGTCGATGGATACGTTCACTGGTCGTCCCTTCTTGTGCTCAATGTAGAGCGACCAAAGCCCACCGGTCAAATTGTGGTAGCACTCGCCTTGGTTATAGCTGAAGGGCTTGCTTAAAATCTTACGCTTGCGAAGGATTACTGACCGACCTAGGATTTTTGATGTGGTTACGTTTTCCATGATGTTGCCCTCCTTGGGCTTTTGTAGGCCTTGGCTTGATTGCCTTGGCTTGAGTTCATAATGCCACAGCGAGACTTGAGTGCAACATTTATTTTGTGTGAATATTTACATTAATTATTTGTTGACTGCTTTTGGTGTCCTGTGTTACTCGCACGTGCACACGTTATGAAAGGCCCTGAGGGTTCAACATAAGTCCTCACACTTGTCAACCCCAAATATGCAAAAACTCGAATAAACTTTTGTTGATGCCCTAGCATACCCCAAGGTTAAAACCCCGTGAGCGGCTTCTGAGGGCGCCTCAGGGCCATGTGGATAAACCTGTGGATAACTTAGGTTGACCCTGTGGAAAACCTGTGGATAACCTGTGCATAACTTTATCCACAGCCCAAGAGTTATCCACAGGATGTCCACAGGATAAACACAAGTTGTCCACAACCTGTGGATAAACTGTTGATAACCTGTGGAAAACCTGTGGATAACTTGCCCAAAGGTGGACTAAAGTTTGACCGGGGGAGGGGTATTTGTAGTTGTTATTGTTGTTGTAGCCACTTAGGCACAAAATAAGGTAAAATTAGAAAAATTAAGTAAAAATAAAAGCAGTATAACCTCTTGTTTTTACTCAAGTTTCAATAGTCCCAGGAATTAACCTAAAAATGGCTTGACTTTCGTGTTAACTTATGTTATACTATAGTCATATTAAGGGATAATTTTTTTCATGACCACAGAAGTTAAAAAAAGAGGTCGTGGCAGACCCCGGAAGTCCGAAGTAGCCGCTGTAAAGCCCGGTAACAAGGGTGTAGTAGGCCGACCAAAGGGTGACGCAGCGATAATTAATGAGTACAAGGCTAGGATGTTGGCTAGTCCTAAGTCTCGTAAGGTCCTAGAGACTATTTTTGATGCTGCTTTGGACCATGACCATAAGAATCAGGCTGCTGCTTGGAAACTTGTGATGGACCGTATACTACCAGTGGGTGCCTTTGAGAAGGACGTAGTAAAAGACAATGGTAGAAACGCTATACAGATCAACATTAGTGGTGTAGGTACTGCAGAGGTATCAACACCAGAGATAATCGAAGGAGAAGTAGTAGATGAGTCTTAAGCATTTTACTAGAGAAGAATTCGATTGTCAGGTCTCCGGAACCAACAACATGGAACAAGAGTTCCTAGAGAAGTTAGACGAGTTAAGGGCGTACTGTGGATTTCCTTTTGTGATTACTAGTGGATATAGACACCCGACACTACATCCAATAGAGTCAAAAAAAGATGTTCCCGGAACGCACGCCCAAGGGATCGCAGCGGACATAAAAATAACAAACGCTGCTGATCGCCTTAAGCTTGTACACTCTGCTTTGGCTCTAGGATTTACAGGTATCGGTGTTGCTTCTGACTTTATCCACGTTGACACCCGTGGTACAACACCTGTTATGTGGACATACTAATGTTATATACAAAGAACAAGAACCTGACAGATACCAGTACGCAAGAGATTGTTACTATTCCTAACGGTTACGTTGCACATTGGAACATGGCGTTTATTGCTAACTTACACAACTCAACTAATGACATTACGTTGTTTGTAGACAAGCCTAGTCCTACTCCAGATGTATATATTTATAACGGTACTAACATATCGTCAAAAGAAAACTTACTGATTGATGGCAGTGCAACCTTTGTTTTACAACCGGGAGACGTTATTAAAGCAGCAGCAGGTAGTTCAGGTAACATCGAAGTAGTCGTTACATTTGATCTGTTAGAAGCACCAGCGGTATTTAATAATTTCAATGGATCTTAATATAGAACTACTGCCTTGGCAACAAGATGTCTGGGCAGACGACACAAGATTTAAAATAGTAGCTGCTGGGCGACGTACAGGCAAGTCTAGGTTAGCAGCATGGTTATTAATAGTTAACGCACTTCAGGCAGACAGAGGCCATGTATTTTACGTCGCACCTACTCAGGGACAAGCCAGAGACATCATGTGGCAAACCTTGCTTGAACTGGGACACCCTGTTATCGCTGGTAGTCACATTAATAATCTGCAAATTAAGCTTATCAACGGTGCTACCATCAGCCTTAAAGGTGCCGACAGACCAGAAACAATGCGAGGTGTCAGCCTCAAGTTTCTAGTCATGGACGAATACGCTGACATGAAGCCAGAGGTCTTTGAGCAGATCTTGAGACCTGCCTTGGCTGACCAAAAGGGATGTGCAATGTTTATAGGCACACCTATGGGAAGGAACCACTTTTACGAACTATACAAGTATGCGGAACTGGATGATGACCCTACGTACAAAGCTTGGCATTTTACATCTTACGATAATCCTTTACTTGACCCGTCAGAAATTGATATTGCTAAACGCAGTATGTCGAGTTATGCGTTCCGTCAAGAATTTATGGCGTCGTTTGAAGCTCGTGGGTCGGAAATGTTTAAAGAGGACTGGGTATCTTTTAGCGAAGACGAACCTGAAATAGGAGACTACTACATTGCCGTTGACTTGGCAGGCTTTGAAGAAGTCAACAAAAAGAAAACTAAGAACTCCAAGCTTGACGACACAGCCATCGCCGTGGCTAAGGTCAATGAGCATGGTTGGTATGTTGACAATATCATATACGGTAGATGGTCACTTGACGAAACAGCAGCTAAGATATTTCAGGCCGTTAGAGATTACCGTCCCGTGTCGGTTGGAATCGAAAGAGGTATTGCTAAACAGGCTGTAATGTCTCCTCTGTTAGATATGCAAAAGAGACACGGTATGTTCTTTAGAGTAGAAGAGCTTACCCACGGTAACAAAAAGAAGACCGACAGAGTAATGTGGGCACTACAAGGTCGTTTCGAGAACGGCTACATTACATTAAACAAAGGTGAATGGAACAGTAGATTTTTGGATCAACTCTTTCAGTTTCCTGATCCTTTGACGCACGATGACTTGATTGACGCTTTGGCGTACATTGACCAACTGGCAAATGTAGCGTACGACTACGACTACGAAATTGAGGACCACGAAATCTTAGACGTGGTAGCAGGATACTAATATGGCAGAACTATACGAAGCAGACCCGTTGATGATTGAAGAATCTCTTGAAGACTGGGTTATTACTAAATGTGAAGATTGGAGGGATTACTACGAAAGCAATTATGAAGAAAGGTTTGAAGAATATTATAGATTATGGCGTGGTCAATGGGATCCTGCTGACAGCCAGCGTGGGTCTGAGCGTTCCCGTATTATTTCTCCTGCACTTCAACAGGCAGTTGAGTCTAATGTAGCAGAGCTAGAAGAAGCCACGTTTGGTCGTGGTAAGTGGTTTGACGTTAGTGACAACTTAGGAGACACTGAAAAGCAAGACGTGTTGTTCCTTCGTAACAAACTGACGGAAGACTTTGAAGACTGTATGGTACGTAAGGCTGTAGCAGAGTGCCTTATTAACTCAGCAGTCTTTGGTGTAGGCATTGGCGAAATTGTAATTGAAGAAATGAAGGAGATGGCTCCTGCTACTCAGCCTGTAATGGGTGGGGATCTTCAGGCAGTTGGTGTAAACATTACTGAACGAGTAAAAGTTAAGCTTAAGCCTGTACTGCCTCAGAACTTCCTGATTGACCCTGTAGCAACGTCTGTAGAAGACGCTATGGGCGTAGCAGTAGACGAGTTTGTTAGTCGTCACCAAGTAGAACTCCTGCAGGAACAAGGCGTCTATCGTGACACTTATGTTGGTTCTGCTGCTCCTAATACTGATCTTGAGCCAGACCAAGACCTTACAATTTACAATGACGACAAAGTAAGACTTACTAAGTATTATGGTTTAGTGCCACGAGAGCTTCTAGATGACGCTGTAAGCGACGATGAAGAAAAGCTAGTAGAAGAAGAAGGGCCGGACTCAAAGTACGTAGAAGCTGTTGTAGTGATTGCTAATGGCGGTATCCTACTTAAAGCTGAAGCTAACCCTTACATGATGCAGGACCGACCAGTAGTTGCGTTTCCTTGGGACGTAGTACCCGGACGTTTCTGGGGTCGTGGCGTATGTGAAAAAGGGTACAACAGTCAGAAAGCACTTGACACTGAGTTAAGAGCACGTATCGACGCTTTAAGCCTAACTATTCATCCTATGATGGCTATGGACGCTACACGTTTACCAAGAGGCGCTAAACCTGAAGTACGTCCCGGTAAGATAATTTTAACGAGCGGAGATCCCCGTGAAGTTCTTCAACCCTTTAACTTTGGTCAAGTCAATCAAATTACTTTTGCTCAAGCTGGAGCCTTGCAACAGATGGTACAGCAAGCAACAGGAGCCGTTGACTCAGCAGGAATCGCTGGTAGTGTTAACGGCGAGGCTACTGCCGCTGGCATTAGTATGTCTCTTGGCGCTATTATTAAACGTCATAAACGGACACTGATTAACTTCCAGCAGTCTTTCTTGATTCCTTTTGTTAAGAAAGCAGCTTATCGTTACATGCAGTTTGATCCTGAGAACTACCCTGTAGCTGACTACAAGTTCAACGCAAGTTCTACTTTGGGTATTATTGCTCGTGAATACGAAGTAACACAGCTTGTACAGTTGTTACAGACTATGGATCGACAGTCACCATTGTACAACACACTAATTCAAAGTATCATTGACAACATGAACTTGTCTAACCGTGAAGAACTTATTGCGGCCATGCAACAAGCCATGCAGCCTAATCCTCAAGCACAACAGATGCAACAACAAACACAACAGTTGCAAATGCAGTTCCAGCAGTCACAAACTGCAGCACTGTCTGCTCAGGCTCAAGAGTCGCAAGCTAGGGCTACTAAGCTGGCAGCAGAAGCAGCAGTTGTTCCTCAAGAACTTGAGATTGACAAAATCAACGCTATTACACGTAACCTAAAAGAAGGTGACCAAGACGACAGAGAGTTTGAGCGTCGTATGCGTGTAGCAGAAACACTGCTTAAAGAACGTGAAGTAAAAGCTAGGGAGCAAGGTAACCAACAGGTAGAAAAACGTGGCGAAGAAACACGTCAGGCTGAACAAATGTTGATGCAACGTCTTAATCAAGAATGAACGTGGACCTAAAACTTACAGCCCTCTACGATAAACTACTGTCTAAGATACAGGCAGTAGAAGCTATTCGTGGTGAAAAGGGAGATAAGGGTGATCCCGGACCTACAGGTGAAAAAGGACCTAAAGGTGACAAGGGTGATACAGGTGTAGGTAAAGACGGTAAGGACGGTGTTGCTGGTAAGGACGGAGCAAACGGCTCTGATGGGGAAGACGGAGTAGGCGTTCAGGACGCCACAGTGGACTTTGACGGGCATTTAGTGTTGACCCTTACCAACGGTGAGGAAGTAGACGCAGGCTCCGTGAAGGACCTTAACGAGGCTCAGGCACCCAATGTGTACAACATCTCTATGGGTAGCATGGCCAGTCGTGCCGATCTTAAGAATGCTAACGCTAGAATTATCACTGCTAACCATACAACAGGTGGATCTGAGATCCTAAAGGTTACCTCTGGTGTTGTTATCAACCTTAGAGAACATCCGCAGGATCGTGAGACAGTTATTGTCAACTGCCGTACAGACGATAGGATAGACATTGTAGGTGAAATTAACATTGTCAACATGTCTTACTACGACGTAGCTAAGTACAACATTAACGAGTATGGCGCTCGTAGTATTATTGTTGAACAAGACGACACAACATTGCACTTGGTGTACATCCAAGAATTCAAAGAGTGGTTGGCAATCTAATGAGTTACATACCACAATCCAGAGCAGACTTAGGTATAGCGCAGGCGTATGAGGTTTCAGGAAGTCATACTACTTCTGGTACTGAGATACTACGGTGCAGTGCTGACGTAGACATCGTGTTAAACCCAACACCTAAAGATCGTGAAACGGTAATGGTAAAGCTGACTACAGCCAACACCGTAAAGATCATAGGTGACATTAACATTACGTCTTCTTCTTCTTTCTTTAACATCGCCCAGTACAACATAGATGAGTACGGCGAAACAACGGTAACAATCAACACACCAGACACTACGGTTATACTGATATATGTCCGTAAGTTTGGAGAATGGTTCCCTTATAACTAAGGATAAAACATGTTAACAAACACTGAGTTTCAAATGTTTCTAGACAGGATGCAACAAATGGTAAGTCCTTTGGAAGCGCAAGTACAAGAGCTAACAAAGCAAGTAGAGGAATTACAAAATGCCAAAGTCCAAGGACCCAAAACTAGCACGAGCGGGCGTAAGCGGGTACAACAAACCAAAAAGGACGCCTAGTCACCCTACGAAAAAGTTTGTAGTAGTAGCAAAAGAAGGCGACAAGACTAAGACTATTCGTTTTGGTGACGCCAAGATGACTATTAAGAAAGACCAACCTGCACGTCGTAAGTCGTTCAGGGCACGTCACAAGTGTGACACAAACCCACCTAGTAAACTAACGGCACGATACTGGTCGTGTAAGAAGTGGTGATAATATGAAAGTCAATGCACCTAAAGGCCATCACTGGATGAAAAGTGGTAAAGGTTACAAGCTGATGAAAGACCCTGCAGACGGCTACAAGCCACACAAGGGTGCTTCTAAGTCAGCTAACTTTGAAGTCCAAAAAGTCCACAAAAAGTAAGGAGGCTACCATGCCAAACTGTTCAGGTAAGCGAAAGAAGAAAGGCAAGAGCAAACCCAAGGGGTACTAAAAATGCCTAAAGCTAAAACTAAGAAAGCTAACGACGCTTGTGCAAAGAAGGTCAAGTCCAGATACAAGGTCTGGCCTTCTGCATACGCCTCTGGTGCTGTAGCTAAATGCCGTAAAGTCGGCGCTAAGAACTGGGGGAACAAAAGTGGCCGTAAGAAAAAGTAAAAAAGGTGCTGCCCTCAAGAAGTGGTTTAAGGAGGAGTGGGTAGACGTTAAGACAGGTAAACCCTGTGGACGCAAGTCTGCTAAGAAGGGTGAGTCTAAGCGTCCCTACCCCTCTTGTAGACCTAAAGCAGTCGCAGCTAAGATGACAAAAGCTGAGAAGGCTTCTTCTGCTAGACGCAAAACAGGGCCTGCTAAAATCAAACATGCAGTTACAGCTTCAGGCAAACGTAGGAAATCTACAAGAAAAGCTTGACATCTGTATAAAAGTGTGCTATAATAAAACTATAGTTAAACAACTTTAGAGAAACTTATGACACCTGAGCTTGAAACCTACTTCGACAACTACAACGAACTCTTCAATCACGAAGGTTTCAAACAACTCCTACAAGAGTTATCTAACAATGCACAACAGTTAGCAGACATACAGACTGTAAAAGACGTAGAAGAACTCTTCTATCGTAAAGGTCAAGTTGCTGCTCTAGCCACTGTAATTAATCTTCAGGGTACTATAGAAGCTGCCAGAGAGCAAGCTGAAGTAGAAGAAGAAGGCCCTGTAGATGTATAAAATTTATGACTTCCGTTGTACTAACGGACATGTCTTTGAAGCATTTGTAAAGGACGGTACTACAACCAGTAGGTGCGGTTGTGGTGCTAACGCTACAAAAATGGTATCTGCCCCGTCTTTCCACCTTAATGGTTCCGATGGTTCATTCCCCGGAGCGCACATGAAATGGGTTAGGGAACACGAAAAAGCAGGTAGAAAATAAACATCTCCACAATGATTATAATCACGGAGTTTAATAATGTCAAGAGCAATGATTGTAGATCCACAACCTGAAGAGGAAAATGTGGACGAGATCGAAACCAACGAAGTTAACGAGATTCAACAAGAAGCGGAAGTAGAAGTTGAGCAACCTCAAGAAGAAACAAGCTTACCAGATAAGTACCAAGGTAAGTCTTTAGAAGATATAGTTAAGATGCACCAAGAAGCTGAAAAGCTACTGGGTCGTCAGTCTTCTGAAGTAGGTGAACTTCGTAAAGTCGTGGATGATTACATTAGTACTCAAACACAATCAGCACCTCAACCACAACATGTTGAGCCTGAAGACGATATAGACTATTTTACAGATCCTCAAGGTGCCGTAAATCGTGCAATTGAGAATCATCCTAAGATACGTGAAGCAGAACAGTACACGGCAGACTATAAGAAACAGTCTACTTTGGCTGCTCTAAACAACAAGCATCCAGATATGCAGCAAATTCTTAGTGATCCTAAGTTTGCTGAATGGATCAAAGCTTCCAAGATTAGGACTCAATTATTTGTAGCAGCTGACCAACAGTACGACGCTGACTCTGCTGACGAACTGTTTACACTCTGGAAAGAACGTAAAACAGTAGCACAGCAAACTGCCAAGGTTGAAAAACAGGCACGTAAGCAGACACTTAAGGCAGCTAACACAGGTAATGCACGAGGCAGTGCCGAAGGGACACGTAAGAAAGTATATCGCAGGGCCGACATTATTAAACTAATGAGAACTGACCCCGAGCGTTACCAATCCTTGTCAGAAGAGATACTGACAGCATACGCAGAGGGTCGTGTAAAATAATCTAGGAGATTATCATGGCTACTGTACCATATCCCGGCCCCACCGGAATTACCGGCAAAACTGAAGCAGGAACTTTCATCCCAGAAATCTGGAGCGATGAGATCATTGCTGCTTACCAGAAGAACCTCAAGATGGTTCCTCTTGTAAAGAAGCTTGGCATGACAGGCAAGAAGGGCGACAAGCTCCACATCCCTAAGCCTACTCGTGCAGACGCAAGCGTCAAGGCTGAGAATGCTGCTGTTAACATCATTGCTAACACAGAGAGCGAAATCCAAGTAGACGTTAACCGTCACTTTGAATACTCACGTCTGATCGAAGACATCGTCGAAGTACAAGCACTTAACAGCCTCCGTCAGTTCTACACTGAAGATGCTGGTTACGCTCTTGCTACTAAGATCGACACTGACCTTCACGCTGTTGCTACTGGCTTCGGTGACGGAACAATGACTCTGTCTCCAACTGCTACTAGCTACCAGACCAGTGCTGCTTTTTTCAACAACAACGGCACTACTGCTGCGTTTACTGGACAATCGCTTCCAGCTAACACTGAGTTCAGCGACGGATTCTTCCGTGACATGATCCAGAAGCTTGATGACAACAACGTACCTATGGAAGATCGTTGCCTTGTTATTCCTCCTTCTGCTCGTAACTCAATCATGGGTATCGACCGTTACGTGTCTTCTGACTTCGTATCTGGTCAAGGCGTTCAGTCTGGCCTCATCGGTAACCTCTACGGTGTAGACGTATACGTGTCTAACAACTGTGCAACTATTGCTTCAGGTAAGCGTGCTGCTTTGTTGTTCCACCGTGACGCTGTAGTCCTTGCAGAGCAAATGTCTGTACGTTCACAGACTCAGTACAAGCAGGAGTACCTCTCAACTCTGTACACTGCTGACTGCCTCTACGGTGTCCAAGCATACCGTCCAGAAGCTGGTTTCATTCTGGCTGTCCCAGCCTAAGAAACTCTTGGGGGTCTTTATGGCCCCCTTCTTCTTTTTTGATTTAGCTAGGCAAGAGGAAACTTAGCCATGTCCAACTACACAAAGACCACTGACTTTGAAGCAAAGGATTCCTTGCCGTCTGGTGACTCAGGTAAGATCATCCGTGGCTCAGAGTTTGAAACAGAATTTGACAACATCGCAACAGCGATTGCCTCTAAGTCAGACGCAAATAACCCAACATTCACAGGCACCGTTACTATTGACGGGCTTACTGTCAACGGCAATACAGTTCTGGGCAACGCCGCTTCAGACACTGTAACCGTTACGGCAGACATTGCTTCTAACCTTCTCCCTTCTGCTGACGACACCTATAACTTAGGCGCAGTCGGCGCAGAGTGGAATGACCTGCACGTAGACGGTGTTGCTTACATTGACACTATCAACGGCTTTGCCGCTACAGGTAACGTTAACTTTGGTGACAACAATAAAGCAGTCTTCGGCGCTGGCTCTGACCTAGAGATTTACCACTCAAGCAACCAAAGTATTATCAAAGAATCCGGTGCAGGAAGCCTTTTGCTTCAAGGCGATAATATTCGTTTACAGAAGGTAGACGGTACTGAAAACATGATTACTGCCGTTAATGATGCGGAAGTTTCCTTGTTTTATAACGGAGCAGAAAAACTAGCCACAACCCTCACAGGCATCGACGTAACTGGCAAGGTAACTTCTGACGAACTAGCTGTTGAGGGAACTAACGGAACTTTCTCAGTAAGCAGTCAAGGTTTTACTGTCGGAATGTCTCGACCGTCTCAGAATATTATTCAAGCTTCCAATGCGGCTGGCTCTTTAGTTTTTCAAACAGGCGGCTCTAACACTAGACTAGCTTTAAATTCCAACGGCGATGTGTCTCTGTATGAGGATACGGGGACGACTGCAAAGTTCTTCTGGGATGCCTCAACAGAACGCCTCGGTATTGGCAACTCAGCGCCCACTACAGCACTCGACGTAACCGGCACAGTGACTGCTGATGGTTTGAATGCCAGCACAGGCGACATTACAACTACGTCGATTGGTTTTAATGGCGCACGTACAACAACACCAGATGACTTAAGTTATCCCATTATATGGAGATCGGCGGGTTCTCATCCAGACTTTAATTCTGGAGATTTAGTTATACAGGCAAGAAGCGATGCAGACCGTGACATTCATTTTGTTACAGGCAATACGCCTACAGAGCGAATGAACATTAATGGTCAAACAGGCGACATCAGCTTCTATGAGGATACTGGCACGACTCCGAAGTTCTTCTGGGATAGTTCTGCGGAGCGGTTACAGATTGGTAGTGGTGTCCAGACGATCAATAACGGAGCCAATGGAGCTTTTAGTCCTAATTTGGCGCATATTGATGATGGTGCGGCTCAAGCAGGTATTGTTGTCGGTACAGGCGGAGCCAAAAACTTACGTGTAGGTTTGTTTGCTGACGACACTAATAACGTTTGCGGAATCTCGACACGTTTTAGCTCGGGTAGTAATCCCGCATTTGTGTTTAGAGACGCAGTATCTGGTGGTAACGAGCGCATGCGCATCGACTCCAACGGCAAGGTAGGTATCGGTACGGATTCTCCTTCTGGCGACTTAGATGTTTCTGGAGGAACTTCTAGCTCTGCATTTACGTTATCAGGTCGTAGTGACTCAAGCGGTCTTGTTAATGTAGGTAATATCTACGGTAGAAACCAGAATGCAGGTTTCAACGGCGCTCGGATTAAAATGGACGTCAGTAATACTGCGGGCAACATTCAGTTTCAGACGGCCACAGGTGGCTCTCTTTCTGAAGCCATGCGCCTCGA